TGTCAAATATACCCTTGACCCCGTCGATTGCACTGTTAATTTTAGCGATAGCTGATGCAGTTAATGAAGAAATTTTAGAGAATAGCTTTTTTATAAGATTTGTTATTTGTCCGACTGCTTTACCGGCAGCCGAACTAATGTTACCAAATGCTTTTAACGCTTCGCTGACTCCTTTTTCTACCGCAGCAGCAGCCTTCTTTATTTCCCCGCCAAAAGTTGATCCAAGAGTGCCCAGCGAACTGCAACTATCGGTACAACTTTTACTTAATTTGTCCACATCGCCAGCTATGTCAGCGGCTTTGCTTTCCATCTCAGTAATAGCAGTTTGTAAAGTCCCAACGTCCATGATAAAATATTCCAGCTATCTGAAATATTTATCCTCAAATGATGATTTTATCTTTTGTTACAGTCTGAATCCCAGTTACTGTCTTGATGTAATGGTCACGCATACGAGGGTCTACTTCGCAGAACATCATAACATGATTGCGGCTTAAACGAATCTTTTCACCATCTTTCATGCTAAAAAGACTCTGCATTAGTGCAATCCCTTGATTACTGGGCATTACTGTAGCTGGGCTAGTAATAGTATAGCTGGAATCATCGGATTCAACAATTCGAGCCACAACTTCGTCGCCATTGACTAATTTAAAGCAATATACCGTAGTAGGATCTGATTTTTCAATTAACATTTTTTTCCTTATAGTTCAAGTAGTTCTTCATCATTGACATTGCTGTCAAAATTACCAATTCGATAATCAACAATCTCGGCTTCTTGTGGTGCAACTTGTGTGCTTTCGCCTTCCAACCATTGATTCATCCAGGTAAACGGGCTAGCAGTTTTTTCATATCGATTTTTAATTCCGATAGCTTTCATACGCTTACCAGCAATGTGTTCAATATAGCTTTTAAGCATTTCTTCGTTAAGACCCAGAATAGGACCATCTTTGAAAAGATACTTAGCCCATTGACGTTCTTGTTCGACCGCTTCTTCGAAAATTTCAGCGATCATTAGCTCAAGACGTTGTGCAATTTCAGTCATCTCAGGATCATCTTTACCACGTTGATAATTACGAATAATGTTCATGGTGATACCCATGTGTTGACTTTCATCGCGAGCAATCAACTTGATAATACGACCATTGCCGGTCATCTTGCCTAACTGTGCAAAGGCAAAACTACAGGCAAAGCTTACATAGAATCTAATAGCTTCTAATGCATAGACACTGACCAAAGCTAAAAAGAATTTTTCTTTTAATAAAGATAGATGTCCCTCACCTACTCGGTATTGTTCACTATAGCGAATGAAATCGTCGTAGTAACGAGTAACCGCTTCGGCACGACGCATAATTTCATGATCTTCAGCGATACTATCAAATACCTGTGTGGGATCATTGAAAATATTTTGAAGAATATATTGATAGCTACGAGCATGAATAGCCTCAAAGTACGACCAAGTGATAATACAAGGTTCTAGTTCAGGGCTGCTGACCCAAGGCAAGAAGGCTAGTAACGGACTTCGTTCCTGTACACTGTCAAGAAGGATTTGATAGCTGATATTTTTTGTGAAGATATGCCGCTCAGCTTGTGTGAGATCTTTAAAATCAGCGTGATCCTTGGTGAGATTAATTTCTTCAGGTTGCCAGAAAAAACTGTTTTGAGTTCGAGTTAGTTTTTCGAATATGGGATTTTTAATCTTGTCATACCGAGCTGATCCTAATTTTTCACCGAAAAACATATATTGACTGTTTGGATCAACGGCTTTGCTGTTAAATACTGTCATTTTTCTGTTCCTTTAAATATTGTTGAAATTCGGTGTATCCACCAATATGAACATTGTCGACTAAAATCTGGGGCACGGCACGTGCATCAGGAAACAACATTGTAAAATCATCTCGAGAAATATATTCACCATCGAGATTTTTAGGTTGTCCGACATCTAACTCGATATAGTTATATTCTAATCCTCGAGTGCGACTTAGGGCTTTGGCCTGTTCGCAGAGAGTGCAACCAGGCTTTCCGTATACTGTAATCATTTTAATTCCTTATATTTTACAGGCATCGCAATCTGCTGGGTCTTCTTCTACCTCAACAGATTCGGGCACCGGCTCATCCTTGGCTTCTTCGAGACCCTTGGTATTAGCATAGTACAAAGTTTTGATGCCTAGCTTTGCTGCTAGTATAAAATGATTCATCAGTGCTTGTAAAGAAATTTTATCATCAGCAAAATGATCTGGATTATATGAAGTATTGGTGCTAATGCTCTGGCAAACAAACTTTTGGAATATGGCCATATTCTTAAGATAGCCATCAAAGTGTTCAGGTCTCATATCCCAAAGGTAATCATATTGATTCTTCAATCTAGCAGCTTCGGGTGCCACTTGTACAAAACTGGTATTCTTGTTGCTTTTCTCAGTAACTAGACTACGAATAGGTTCAATGCCGTTGGTAGCGTTACTCATAATGCTGCTGCTTTCGCTGGGCATCAATGCTAATAGTGTCGCATTGCGAACACCATACTTCTTCACACGTTCACGCAATGATTCCCAGTCAAGTTCTAGTCCTACCCCAACAATCTTATCTACTTCTTGACAATAGTTGTCAATCATGAGCTCACCGTCGGCATAGATAGTGTCTTTGAGTCCAGGAATGGCTCCACGCTCTTCGGCTAAGTCCACTGATGCTTTAAGTGCATAGTAGTACATAGCTTCGGCCAGTCGATGTGTGGCATCAAAGCCTGCTTGATCATTATAGGTCATGCCTTGCTTGGCCAACCAGTAAGCGTAGTTAATAACACCAATACCCAATGGACGGAATAGCATTGTGGCAATCTGTGCCTGTGGAATAGGATAATCTTGATAGTCAAGAAGTTCGTTCAAACCACGTACCAATAGGTTCATACGTTTTTCAAGATCCTGCAGATTACGCAGTGTGCCGAGATTGATAGCACTTAGAGTACAGAGCTGTATCCATCCTTCAAAATCAATTCGTCCTTCCTGTACATCAATTGAATTACGAATTGGTCTTGTGGGCAGTGCAATTTCAGCACAGAGATTACTTTGGAAGATTGGCAGTTTGAAAGGACTGTGAGTGTTAACATGGTCAGCCATGAAACTGTAGATACGAGCAGTTTCCTGTCGCTCTTTCAAGAACAGTTCTAACAGTTCACGCCCGGGAACTTGTTTTTTACGCACATTGGGATCAGCTTCATATTTTTCATATAGACGTTCAAACTCGCTGCGATCACGTTTGAAGTAAGCCTCATACATGTCAGTGACATCATGCGGACTGAATAAGGTAATTGGCTTTTTAGCCAAGGCACGTTTTAGAAGATAAGTGTCCCATTGAATACCATAGTCAATCTTGCGAACACGATTATCTGGCGTGCCCTTATTATTTTTCAATACTACGATGTCTTCGATTTCAAGATGCCAAATTGGTGCATAGAGAGTCATAGCTGCATCACGAATGCCACCTTGACTGCAACATTTAAGACTGCTTTCAAATTTACGGTAGTAGTGTATAACTCCGGTATGACTGACTTCTCCGCCGCGGATTCGACTCTTTACAGCACGAATTCGGCCGCCATTTACGCCAATTCCGGCACGTTTAGCACCGTATTTCATGATTGCAGTAGCAGCATCTCCGATGCTGTCTAAGTTGTCATCAATATCGATAAGCACACAACTGCTAAACTGCTTGGTACTGGTTCGAACACCGGCCAACACAGGAGTTGGCAAGCTGATTTGAAATTTTGTAATAGCATCGTAGAAATCCTTGACATAATTAAGTCTAGTTGCCCGAGGATAATTTTTAAACATCACAGCACCGATAAGCATAAAAGCATATTGCGGTGTTTCGTAAATTTGTCCTGTGGTTCGATCTTTAACTAGATACTTATCTATTGCCTGCTTAACTGCTGCAACAGTTAATCGATAATCTCTAGTATGATCAATAAAACTGTTGATACGATCCCATTCTTCGTCACTGTAATAGCTAAGTAGATTAGGATCATAAACACGTCGACGAATATTTTCAGCGACTAAATCGCGTATATGAATAGGATCATACTGTTTCAATACCTTTTTCCTTAGGTGAAACAGTGCTAATCTAGCAGCCACATATTGATAATTATATTCTTGTTTGATTAGATCTTCTGCGGCTTTGGTCAGTATGTCGTGTATTTGTTCGGTAGTAATTCCGTCATAGATTTGAATATGACTCATCATTTCGATATCGCTGACAGAAGTGTTTGCTAGATCTTCGGTGGCCCATTCTAGGACTTTATGGATTTTGTCAATGTCTAAAGGTTCGCGGCTACCATCTCTTTTAATTATTGATATTGTTTTATTCATTTTACCTCTTAGATTTCTATTAGTTCATTTGCGGGATATGTATGTATCAACTCAAAGCCACGATTAAAAGAATGTTTTTTTAATACAGTATTGAACTCTAAATTTAAGACATAGCCGCCAGGGTCTACACAAAAACAGTTCGCCGTTTCTTCACGGCAATGATTGTAATAAACTCTTATTTCGTATTGTGTTGTTTTATGATGTTCAGTGAATGCCCAAGTATAACACATTCCTAACGCTCGTGCTAGATCGCAGAAATCATTATTATAGATTAATTCCCAGGGGCCTGGCCAATTTTTTCTCGGTATTCG